ACCTTCAAAATATGGGATGGATGGAGATAATGCATGTTTTCAAGCTCAAATAGAACAACTTCATCCTGAGTGGGTTGAAAATAGTGATATATATTCAGCTTTAGATGATTTAGATTTTGGAGATGAATATGAAATACAAGAAGCTTTAAAAATAATATCTCAGATTGATAATGATTGAAAATAATTTGAATAGGAAGTGAGGATATGTGGGGTTGGATTAAATTATTTGGTATATCTGTATTAATAATAAACGCATTCGTAGGTTTAGTTATATGGAGAATTTATGTAAAGAATAAGGACAAGATTATTGTTGTTAGGGAGGAAGATTTATGAAATTTAACGTAAGCTTAGATAAAGAGCAAATTGAAGAAATAGCGGGGATTACAGCGGATAAAGTCTTATATACTGTACAATACCATAGAAACAATGAGAAGTGGTATGAAAGAGAAATTGAAGATCTTAAAGCGAAAGTGCAAAAGAGAGATAGCATGTTAGTTCAAAAAGATTTAACTATTGAAAGGCAAAGAGAGTATATAAGAAAGCTTAAGGAGAAAGCAAATGATAAGTAAAGAGAATTTAGATAAAAGAATATGTGATGTAGTAGAAGGTGCTACCAATACTCTAACATACAGAGAATATATAAGAGAATTTGAACAATCTTTAAACTTAATGCCAGCTCCTTTAGATAGCTTAGAAGATGAAAAATTAAAAGATTGGTTAGAATTAATAGATTATCTTATATTGAAATAGGGGAAGATTATTATGAGTAAAGTAAATCTAAATGATTATATAGGTAAAACATTTACTGTAACTAGAAATGAAATAACTAAACATGTAAAGATAAAAGGTATAAGCAGAGATAGAAGATTTAATTGTGTGATATTGAAAGATGGGAAGGAATTATATAAAGAAGATTTCTTTCCTGAGGATATATTGAAAAGTAGCAATCCAAGAGAAGTTAAAGATGAAAACATATATAGAAACATTCAAATAAAACAAGACTTTGAAGCAGGGATTGGACAACAGGAATTATGCAAGAAATATAACCTATGCCAAGCAAGTATAAGTAACATAATAAGGAACTTTACTACAGGGAAGATAACTGTAATAAGTGAGGTAGATTGATATGAGTTTCGAATTTAGAGCATGGAATGAGTGGCAAGATGGTAATAGCATGGTTTATTTTAAACTAGATGAAACTAAGATAATAGAAGATTTATCTGTTAATGCAAGAATCATGCAAGACACAGGCTTTAAAGATAAAAATGGGGAAAAAATTTATACTGGTGATATAGTTAAATATACTTTTGATATGCCTGGTAGTCCTGTTGCAACAGAAAATGGTTTAAAAATAAGACTGGGAGAAGTATTTTGGAGTGATTTTAGGGGTTCATATTCTGTATGCAATTATAAAAACGTAAAAGCTGTAAATAATGATTTGTTTAAATATATTAGGAATGGAAATACAGTTGAAATTGTTGGAAATATATATGAAAATCCTGAATGTTGGGAGGAATAGCATGAGTAAAGATAAAAAAGACTTATCAGAGATAGAGAATAAGCTTAAGAATTATTTCCTGAAGGATCAGAAAATATTAAATATAGACAATAGGATAAAAGTACTAAAAGACATAATATTAGAATTAGAAGAACAAATAAAGAATGTAGATTTTAATGTTCCAGTAGAAATAAGTTCTCCTACATGGGAAGAAAGAGTTCAAACAAGTCCTACCGGAATGAGCCAAGCCGAGAGATCCTTATTTAGAATAATAGATGATAAGATAACTGAATTAGATGCTAGGAAAATAGAACTATGCAACTTAGAAAGGCGTAGAAGGGACGTATTACTTGATTACAGTGTGTTAGATACAAACATAGGCTTATTGGATGAAGAGAGTTTAAAATTGCTTAGAATGAGGTATAAGGATAATAAAACAGACACAGCTATATCTATAGAAATGAATATAGAACAGAGTTGGGTAAATAGAAAAAGAAAGAAATTATTAGAGAATATATCCACTTGGGATAAGTGGATAAGTTGAGAGGAGAAGAAATAATGCAATATAGAGGTAATTATAAAATTAAATGTCAATGTGGATATGAGGGAATTTCATTTCAATTTGGAGATGAACTAGAATGCCCAGAATGTGAGAAAGAAAAAGAAGGAATAAAACTAATCCCATTAGAAGAATGGAACACTGAAGATATTGTTAATTCATGGGTATCAGAGTTAGAAGATAAAAACTTTCACTCTTTAACAAATATGCCTACAAGTATTAACTATATACTAGAAAAACATATCAATAATAAATCTATTTTAGAAAATATAATGAGAGACTTATATAAAGATGGGTTAATGGATTAGCATAAAATTAGCATAAAATTAGCATAAAACCCTTGATTTATCTATGTTATAATATATGTATAGAAAGTAACTTCTTTCTCATATTGTCTCCCTCTAGGATGAAAGAATGAAAAACTTAGGATGTGGTTACTAAAAATACCTATTGGTTTGCATAGTGGGGACTTAGTAAACTTAAAAAGTATCTTTAGTAAGAAATGCCTATAGGGGTTAATAGCCCCTACTATGGTTGTATATCGACTTAGGATAAGCTTTAGAGCTGAGAGTTCGAATCTCTCTATGACCAACCTTTATAGATTAAATGAAAAAGTTTAATATTGCCTTGGATATTAAAACCAACAAGTGGGATATTCTCCTAAACAATCGCAAGTTTATATGGGGAAATCTCGCAAACACAAGGATAGCTCATGTACCTAGATGTATAAAGAGTTCCTGCGCTCCTTAAATGGGGTGTTGCATGGAGATTGAGTTAGCTGTAAAGGTGCAAATCCTTAAATCTCCTCCCTTTTATTAATTGGACATAGTATTATCCTCCTCTTAACATGAGAAGTAATATTAAGGGCAAGAGTGTTGCTTCTCATGTTTTAATAAGATATCATCAATCCTCCATAAGATTTTTATATACAAAGACACTCTGGTTTAGGTACTAGGGTGTTTTTATTATGTAAAAAGTAAAGGGGAGATATAATGTGTAATAAAATAGAATGTATATGGAATGGTAATGGGTGTATATGTAAAAATTCGAGTATACAGACAGCTTTGAAAAATAAAAAGAATAAATGCGTTCTTGGTGAAATAATAGAGGTTAAAGATGGATCTATTTAAAGTACATACTATTAATAATTATAGTTGGGAAATGTCTTTTGCTAATGAAATGGGTAAAAAGAAAATACAACATAGATATAAGAAAAGACTTAGAAAATTATCTAGGACAAGGTTAAAACAGGAATTAGTTAGGTTATAATATAAAGGGGAGGGATTAGATATGAATGTAGAAAGTCTTACAGAAGAACAATCTCAATTAATTGAAAATGGTAGAATTATGATTAATTTTATAAAAGAATTATTAGATAAGGCTATAAAAGATGATCCTAATAGTAAGGGATATTTTTGTTGTATAAAAAGAGAATTGTTTAATGAATGCAAAATAATAAATTTAGAAAAAGAAGCGTTGATTAATTATTATAAAGAAAAAGGTTTTGAAATATACCAGGAAGAAGAGAAATTTAGAGATGAAATTGTTTTTAGATTAGTTAGGGTGTGATAATATCACATCTTTTTTATTTAGGAGGGATAGTATGTTAAAGAATAAATTGTTAATGGCTTATGATGCAGCAGAACTACTTACATTCTTTGCAGCAGTTATAAGCCAATATAGTAGGGATTTAGAATATGCAATATACTTTATATTAGTAACTATGCTAGTTAGAATGATGAGAAAAGACTATTCAGAGAAATTAGAGAAAGAATCAAAAGAAGTTGAAATAGTATTCCCATTATCAAGAGAGGATATGGAGGTTTAACATGTTAGAAATAACAACAATAAACAATGAAATCCATATAGATAAAGAAGGAACATTAAACCAAGATCTATTAAATGAATTAAGTAATAATGACATAGTCATAATAGATAATACTGCTATATTTAAAGAAAAGATAGTTAGTATAAGAGAAGTAAAAGAAAATACTGAAGAAATCATAAAAGATGGTTTTATAACAACTAAAGATGGAACAAGCATATGTTTAGATGATGGAGAACCTATTGCTTATTATCAAAATATAAATATAGAACAATCCAAGATAAGGAGCTATAAGCAAATGCTAACGGATGCTTATGAACATTTTGGATGGGAAGATTTAAAGGAATTAAGTGATTTATTATAAAGGAGGATATTATGGATATAAAAGACTTAAGTAAAATGAGAGATACTTTTAAAGAACTAACAGATATATGTAATGAAGTGATAGATATGGATAAAAGAGAAGAAGCAGGAGAAGATATCCCTTCAAAAGATGCAGAAGCATTAATGGGAAGGTTTATGTATAAGTTATTAGAATTAAATACATTAGCTAAATAGGTGTTTATCTGAATGAATACGCTAATAAGATATTACAAGACTATTTAACCTATAGAAAAGATGAAGCAATAACAAAGATTAAGATATCACCTAATCATTTAAAGAAGGTCTTAGAAGCATCCTATGTGGATAGAGAAGGATATAAGTTAACTCTATTTGGTATGGATATAATACAAGATGAATCTATTGAAGAATATGAATTTGAATAATGTCTATTTATAATAATTAATTGTCTAAATGTAAAGGAGGTGAAGGTAATGCAAGAAGTTACCATTACTAGACAGCACGAGGAAATGATAACTATGCTTATAATGGGTGAGAATATCAGTGATATTGCTAAGAAGCTTAGTGTTCAACGTCAAACTATATATAATTGGCTTGGGAGAGATGATGTAAAGGTGGAGATTGACAGGCGAAGGGCAGAGCTTTCACGCCAAGGAAACGAGTTTATTCGTAAGGATCTATTGACCTATATAAACAATATTAAGGAGTTAGCCAATGATAAAAGCGATAAGAGAGTATGTCTTGCTGCTAACCAGTATCTTATCAATAGAATATATGGCAACCCTAGTAGTCAAGCCACTTCAGAAGATAAGGAAGATAATGAAGTTACATCTAATGTTGACTTAGAGAATGAGATTGCTAAGTTTAAGATGAAGAAACAAGCTTAATAATGTCGCTAAATTATGTTTTAGCGACGTGTTTTTATACTCTATTGACTTAAATAGCTCTACAATCAATTCTAAGAGGTTATAATGTTTAGATGATATATCTATCGTCTAATTGGGCGGGGTGGGTTCTAATTGGCTATATGCTCCATATAGGGGTTTTAGACTCCATAATCATATAAATAAAAATAAAAAACCAAGGTGATTAAAATGAAACTCTCTCAATATAATAAAAATCAATTAGGAAGTTTTAAAGTATTAAAATAATTAGGCATAAGGATTGATAGAAGAAAGTTAGGCATGAAATAAAGCCCTTTTAAATCAGAAATAACACATAATATTGATAAAATGTTAATTTGAAGTGCTTTTTAATATTAATTTTAAAACTCTCTCAGCGGTGTGATTGTAAAATTGTTAATTTAGGAGGTAATAAAGTGAATTTCAAAACAGAAGATGAACAAAACAGATATTTGTTATTTTATTATCTCTCAAAGTCATTTATAGATGCAGGAGCTTCAGAAGAAGAAGCAGAAGAAAAAGCTTCAGATATGATCTTAAAAAATGCCAATAATTTATTTGGTTATCATGGACTTGCGTATTCTCTAGGGAAGATTTCCTTAGAGTTTTTTTGTATGTATTTTTTGCAGGATACATTTTTACCTAAGAAAAATAATTCGGCTCGTGAAATAGCAGAAGTACATAGAGATATATGGAATGAACTTGAATCTATGTTTATTAAAGACGAATATGATAAGCTTGAAGCGGTTTTGCCTCGTGGAATTGCTAAAACTACTGTTTGTGACTTTGCCGTGTCTGTATGGGCTCATTGTTATGAGATATCAGTTTATTCCTTGGTATGTGGACGTACTGAAGCCGATTCGGTTGAATTTCTATCTCAAACAAGACAAGCATTTGAAGAAAATCAATATATAATCAAGACCTTCGGTAATTTGATTGATACTCGCAATAATACAATTAATAAATTAGAACTTGAATTAACTAATAAAACTAAAATACAGGCCCTTTCTTCAACTTCTTCGATTAGAGGTAAAAAATACAATGGTAATAGGCCCTCAATGATAATTGCAGATGACTATCAAGGTAAGGCAGACGTAATTACGGAAGAAGCTCGTATTAAAAAATACAATACCTGGATAGAAGATAGTGGCTTTGCAGGTGATGAAGCTGTTTATCGTATAGTTAAAAATAAAAAGGTTAAAGTTAAAGCTGCTACTAAATTTATAGTATTGGGTACTATCTTGCATAGAGATTGTTTTATGAGTAGACTTGCAAAGAATAAGGACTATAAACATATATTTAGAAAGTTTGTTGATTTTGATATAGATGAATATTTCCATACTGGGCTATGGGAAGAGTTTAGAAAAATTTACTTTGATGATTCTTTGCAAGATCCTGTTTCAGAAGCAAAGGAATTCTATTATCAACATGAAAATGAAATGCAATATGAAACATTGTGGCCTGATAAATATGATTGTTTAATAGAAGCAATAAAATATTATAATAATCCAGTTTCATATAAACAGGAAATGATGAATGATGCTTCTAAGATAGGTGAAAAATGGTTTAAATCTATTGCAACTCAATCAGCAGAAAAAATAGAAAGTCATGATTTTGTTAAAACAATGTTAGTTGCTGACCCTGCTAACAGTTTAGGTAAGAAAGCAGATAGTAGTTCATTTGTAGTAGCTTCTACTTCACATAATGACTTTAGATATATTCGTAAAGGTGTTTTAACTAAGGTTAGTTTTGAGGATTTCTGTAAAAAGGTAATTGAACTACTTAAGACTTATCCCGATATAACTCATGTAGATATAGAAAAGAACTTATACATGGGTGCTGATGTTCTCAAAATAAAGGAACTTATAGCAAAAGAACCTATTCTAGCATCAAGAAACATTCAATTTATAAATAACATGCAGAAAAAGAATAAGGATGATAAGATTTCCACTATTGTAGATCCTGTAAATAACGGACAAATAATATTCAATGAAGAAGATAAAGATTTTATAGAACAAATTAAAGATTTTGCAGGACAGGATTATTCACAACATGATGATGCTCCTGATGTAGTGGCTCAATTTGATATAGATGTTAAAGAAATTAAAGTAATCCAATTTGCTACATTCATAAGTAGAAAATCATTAGGATTATAAGGAGGTCATTGTGGCTATCAAGCAAGTTCAAAAAGGAATAAATAAAGATGGAATAAAATTCGAAGTTAGTATTGGCAAAGATGAAGATGGATATTTTGCATATACGCATAGGTCGAGAAGCAAAAGTTATAAAGCTAAAAAAGATATACCTAAGAGTGTATTGAAAAGAATAGAGAGTACTGGCTAGGAGGTGTAAACATGGACGAAGCTTTATTATCATTAATTAAAGAGTGTTATCAAGATTTTTTAACTAAAAAAGGTACTCTTGATGATATGTATGAGTATTACAAAGGTAATACTCAGGCTATGAAAGAATATAAATTTGTTACGAAGCGTTCTAATAATAAAACTAACGTAAATTACATTAAGAAGTTTATAAAAGAAGAAGTTTCATATAGTCTAGGGAATCCAGTAACATATCTAAGTAGATCAGGAAATGAAGATATATTAAATGATGTTACCTATAACTTGGCTCATTGGAGTAAGAAACATGATGGTGACTTATTAAAATCTATGTTAACTTTTGGATTTGGTTATGAACTTTACTATATTGATAAAGAAGCCCAATTTAGTTCAAAAGTTATTCCAGGTAATAAAGGTTATGTTTATAAAGATGATTATGGAGAAGTAAAACTATTTCTTCATATATTTAGCTTGAAATTTGATAAAACAACCTATATAGATATTTATGATAATAATAATATCTATCACTTAAACTCAAATTATGAAGTTGTATCTGATCCTTCTATTAATTTATTTGGAACTGTCCCAGTGGGATTGTGTGAAATAAGTGAGGAGTTGGAAGATGATACTGTTTATAAGGACATAAAAGGCTTACAAGATGCGTATGAAACAAATTTAAGTGATATTAGCAATGAAATATCGGATTTTAGGAATGCATACTTATTTATAAGTGGATTTGCTATAAAAGAAGATGATATTGACGAAATGAAAGAAAAAGGTGTAATTCAAGTTCAAACAACTGATGGAAAGGCTGTTTGGTTAATTAAGAATATAAATGATAGCTTTATACAAAATACATTGACAACTATAGAAGATAAAATATATCAATTAACTTCCCACATAAATCATAATGAAAAAATGCAAAGTAATTTAAGTGGTGTTGCTTTAAGATCTAGACTAATATCCCTTGAAGAGAAATGCAAGTTAAATCAAAAAGCTGTAGCTGATTGTATTAGAACAAGGTTAAAGCTTTTATTTATTTTTCTAAAGAATAAGAAAGCTAAAGATTATGATTATAAGGACATAGATACTAAATTTACGCCTAACATACCACAAGACGATACTGCAACAGCAGATATTATTGCAAAATTAGGGGATAAGCTTTCTACCGAAACAGGTTTAGCTCAATTAAGCTTTGTAGAAAATCCTTCTGAAGAAATCAAAAAAATCAAAGCTGAACAAGATGAAATTTCACAAGGACAGGATTTATTGAATGGAGTTGAGCCTAATGGACAAATTATACCAACAGCTTAATGAAGAATTCACACAAAGTATTTTCGATAATTCAGAAGAAAAAGAAAAAGAAGCTTATAAAGAACAAAGAAAAAATCAAGAAGAAGTTTTAAATACTATAGCTAGAGTTTTATTGACTTATACTATTTTAGATAGCTTTCTAAGTCTTGGAGATAAAGAAAGAAAATCCTTAGAAACTAAATTTAGCTTGTTATTTTCTGAAATAGCAAAAAGAGAAAATAAAACAGAAAAAATATTAATAGATAATATCCTTTCTGATGCAGTTTTTGATAAATACTATACTCAATCGTATATTTATAGCTTGGGAATAGATTTCAAACTTAAAAAAATAACACAGAAGGAAATTAAAGATATAGTGAATACCGCTGTAGATAAAAAGGTTTGGAGCGATAGGCTCTGGACCAATAAGAAGCAGCTCGAAAAACTTCTTAATAAAGAAATTAAAGAATTCCTAAATGGTAAAACCTCTGTCAATGATATTGAAAAAAAAGTCAAAGAAAGATTTGGACAAAATGCTTTTAATACTAAAAGATTAGTGCAAAGCGAAGTCGCTAGATGTCAATTAGAATCAAATGAAGTGTTTGCAGAAAATATTGGTATCGAGTGGCAAGTTTTCACAGCTACATTAGATAGTAAAACAACTGACTTTTGTAAGAATCATGATGGAGAACAATATAAAATAGATGATCCTAATAAGCCTATACTTCCTCACCACCCTTTTGAAAGGTCATTCTATATGAATATACCTACTAAAGATTGGAGACCTAAAATAAGGCGTAATAACCAATCAGGTGAAGATGTAAACTGGCAAACATACCAGGAATGGATTAATAAAAATAGTTTATAAGCCGAAAGGCTTTTTTATTTTACTTAAATTTGCGTGTTTCGTGGTAATTCGTGAAATGTGCTAGGAGGAAAAAGAATGTTAAAAAAAGATTTATTAAAAATGATTGAAAACATAAGTGATGAAAGTTCAGTAGATGAAATTCTAACTCAAAGTGATTTTGCAAAGTCACTTGTAAATAGTGGCTTAACATTGGATGCATTCAAAGAAAAATTACAAAGTGATAAATCCTTTATTGGGTTTATGGATTCAGCAAGAGAATCACACTTCACCAAGGCTTTAGAGACTTGGAAAACTAACAATCTTGATAAGTTGGTACAAACAAAAGTTAAGGAGCTTTATCCAGAACAGGATCCTAAAGATTTGGAAGTTGCTAACCTTAAGAAAATGATTGAGGATATGCAAAAAGACCAAATAAAAAAGGATTTGACTAATAAAGCTTTCAAAGTAGCAAATGAAAAGAAATTGCCTGTAGAGTTGATAGATTTTGTTGTGGGTAATGATGAAGAAACAACAATGAAAAACATAGAAACTTTATCTTCAATATTTGCTAAACATGATGAAGAAATAAAGACAGGCTTATTAAAAGAACATTCTTATGTTCCCCCAGTAGGTGGAGAACTAGGAAAAGCAAATCCATGGGCAAAAGATAGTTTTAATTTAACTAAACAAGGACAGATAATGAGAGAAAACCCGATTTTAGCAGCTCAATTAAAGGAAGCCGCAAATAAATAATTTGGGTGTAACAAAAATTGTTAATATGATTGGTTTGTGTTATAATTAAAATATAATGTGAATCGGAGGTATTAACAATGAAAGGCATATATGGAATTGTAAATTTAGCTAACAATAAAATTTATATAGGTCAAAGTGTAGATATAAAAGAGAGAAAAGATGCTCATTTTGAAGCATTGAGAAGTAACAGACATTATAATGAACATCTTCAAAAATCATTCAATAAATATGGTGAAAATAATTTTAGCTTTAAATTAATTGAAGAAACTGAATTATTGGATGAACGTGAAAAATATTGGATTGAATTCTATAATTCTATAAATGCAGATAAAGGTTACAACTTCTTAGGTGGAGGGAAAAGCTTCATAATGAATGA